AGATAGTATACAGCTTTTACCTAATAAAATTCCCCCAATAATCAACAGAAATCCTTATAATAATAGCCAACGCGTTAAAATGCAAATATTATATAAGCTCAAGCCATGAAATGTGCTTGAGCTCGCCAGAATATAACCAAATCTTAACCCCAAAACCCCAGTTTAAAACCTCTGATATTAAACCAACCAACTAACTCCAAAAATAAAGCCTACGTCTAATAAAATCGTACTAGCCATCAAAATCAACCAAATTAAATTTACCGCGACTTGTTTTTGAAAAATAGTCGCCAATAAAAATAAGCGTAAGCGATATTATCACCTCATCGCTTAACGCTTATAATTTTACTCTAAATTAGAATGAATCGTGTTCAGTGAACTGTAAATTGCCAATAATGCGTTGGGATAGAGTTAAATGCGTTGGGATAGAGTTAACTTGTTGTCGCTCCACTATAATTAATGTCATAAGTTGTTATGACTTCCCATTTTTCGTTCACTTTTGTTGTATAATTATCTCCACAGTAATCAAAGTAAACTTTATTATAGAGTGCATCACCACTAATGAATGAGCTATTATTAGGCAATGCATTCGGATAATTAACTTTCATTCTTACCATCGGTTTTTGACCAACCAGTTTATTATACATTACATAACCAGTATTCCCGTTAATCGATATTGCTTGATGTCCATCCAATGAAATATCTTGAATTGCATAGTTTTGATAATTATATGCTTCACTTGTAATATGCGGATTTGTATTAATACTATCTACATATCTATTTATTGGCAACATTGCAAGATAAGATTTTTGCAACGAGTACACCTTATTAAAGATAACGTTTTGCTTAACAGTCAATTTGTCATTAAAAATATAATGCTTATAATGGGTTCCAAACTCACTTTGGTCAATTTGACTATACATAGTTGAAACACACATGATATTTATTTCATTAAATGCGTAAACACCATCAGTAGGCTCTTTGCCATCAATTTCAATTGACCATGATGTCATTTTTTCATTTCCATGAGCTCTTCCACCAATAAAGTCAGGTGCACCACTTTGTTTTACTGCCATTTCCCATTCTCCCGACTTAACAATGAACATTCCCGTATCAATAAATTGTGAACCGTTATAGGTGTATACTTTTAAATCATTAATTCTATAAATATCAGTATTTTTGGTTTCATCAATATACCTATTAAATCCATATCCTATAAAAGTATTTTTATCATACGCACAACTATAATATACAATTAAATTGTTATTTGTACACGACACATATCTCGATGAACTCCCCTCGATAGGAACAGGTTTAGAAGCAATTGTTCCATTTTTAATGACATCGCCACCGACAATGCCATTTCGGTTTATCAATAACAGACCATATCTTCCCGTATTAATACTCATAACACTTATTTGATTATTAGAAGGGTCGTCTGTTGTTGCCACATTTACTATTTTCGGGGTTACATTGTTAGTCCCTGATACAACTAAATCTCTAAAGTCAACAATAAGTGCTTGGTTTTGAGAGAGGGAACCACTCCATGCTTCTACAGCGATAAGAGATTGCATCGCTCCTGTTAAAGTTTCTTGATTATATCCATATCCATAATAATACAATCTTGACCATGAAGCACTTACTGACCCGTCACTATATGATAATGATGTTGGGACTCCAATTAAACCAATACTATTGGGAAAATGAAATAATTCAGGTTTATTAAGGCAACCACCAATAATTCCAGCACTATTGTATAATAGTATTACTTTCTTTTCGCTATTAAATAATGAATTTGAAAACGGTTCGACTGTTATATTAACAGTTCCCGTAGTATAGTCCGTTAAATCAATTACAAGCGCATTACCTGCTTCTAAGTAATCTCTAAAACCGTTTATACCGATATTATAATAAACAGTATTATTAAGAAACACTGTAGCATATAATCTTTGCGTATAGATGTAATATCTCATTACCCCGTTAGTAGTAATTTCTTTATTTATCGCAAATGGAGCACCAATTAGCCATACAGTAGTTTGATTTAATTTTGCATATAAGAGTCTATTTAATTTAGGTATTGTTACTTCATTATCTCCTATAGCGGTTGCTTGATATGTTCCACCTGCTGTCCACGCAGAGCCATTCCAATAAACCCATTTTCCGTCATTGCTTGTAACATATATCCTATTTTTGTCTGCGCTTGAAGGGATACTGGAGATATTCGGATAAACCCCTACCGGGCTAGGTGTTACGACACTGTTTATTTTTTGATCTTGTGAAATTAGCTTGTTATTTATTTCATTTTCAAAGCTATTTATTTGATCATTTAAACCGTCTTGAATATCCTTTAAAAGAGTGTTGTTAATTAAGTTTCCTAACGTCCCATTTTCTACAAGCATATTAATATAAGTAATTGTCTCATTTTCAACCCCTTCATTCAAAAGGTATTCTGTCCATTGTGTATTAACATTTAACTGCTCAACGATTTCATTAATTTTAGCCGCCATTTTTCCCTGTTCTTTAGCATACGTTAATTCTTCCCCGTATACAGCAGGTAGACTAACTTGCGCCCAATACATCAACTTTTCAACTGCTTGTAGTAATCCAACTGGCCTTTCAGGCGTTTTTAAATTATAATCAGACATTTTCTTCCTCTCTTTCTAGCCGTTCAGCATTTTCTTTCATGGTTTCTTCAATAAAACCTTGAACTTCATCAATCGCCTGCGTTCTTTTCTTTCTCCCTTCTTTTTGCAGACGTTCAATGCAATATTGAAGTTCTTCTGCATGAAGTTTTTCTTCTTCCATTATATCAGATATTACCTTAAAAATCCAGTCATTTTCTGATAATCTTTCTAAATGTGCTCTATAAATAAATATAGCTTCTAATTCACCAGCGAGTTCTATTTCTAGTGCTTGAAGTAACTCGCTTCGATTGTTTAAATCTTTTAGGTCTCCCGTATACGGGTTTGCAAAAATAGCCATTTATTTTACCTTTCTTTCGCATAAAATACTTTCGCCAATATCACAAGCTTTTGCATAATAAATATCGTAATTAGGATGAGCCTTTAGATAAAGCTGTTTTGCTTTATCTAAAGTAGGTGCCTGCACTACTGCGTGAATTTTCAAATTCTCAGATGGAGAACGCCCCACAATGTCACAAAATATCATTACAATCTCCCTTCGTAAACAAGCATGAAACAATCTTTAATTGAACGATCTTCAATAACCATCATATCAATATTAATAAAAGTATTTCGTAAGTCAAGCAACATTTCGGAGTAGTTTTTACCTCCATTCGTACCCACAATTGTATTGATATAATCTTCGGTATTATCTACTGTTAAATCATTTGAGCTAGTGCTTGTTGCATTTGCGTTATCCCACGAAGCGTCACTCGCGTAAGTATTATTTTTAATATCGCCAATGGCTAACATGCTTTGAGGTGTATCACTTCGTACATCTAAATCTTCACTGGTTGTAGAACCTGTTCCCGTTTGACTTGATGTCCCTTTATTTTTTCTGTTACTACTTTCAGTAATATTCTTATCTTCAAAAGGATTCTTTTCTTTAAAGATATTAATACTTTCATAGAACTGGTTGTAATAAGGCATGATTTCATTCATAGATTTATTAAGCATGAACTTAAATAGACCAGCAGTCTCAAACCCAATTTCACGAGTCCAGTAATGAAGTAATAGTTTTTGATTCAAAACATTTCTATAAGCTTCATCAAATATTGGATACTCTCTTAATCCAATATCAAACCCGGATTCTATGAGATTGTATAATTCAATTGTAAATTTAGCCATTCTCATTACCTCCTGAACGATTGCTATGATAAATGACATCTGTATCAGATTTTATAACTTCTTCATTTGATGTGAAGTCTGGTTCGATTGCTCTGTTTCTTAAGGTAACATAAACTTCATCTTCAAGTCTGTCTCCCCATAATCGATTCATTTTATCACACGCTTCTTGCCTTGTGATTAACATGGTTTCCGCACTTTGGTAGACTTGATCAAAATTCGCAATAGCTTCATCAGCCACTAGTCGCTCTCTCTTATCGGTATTGGTATTTTTAATTCCTAAAAACGTCATACATTCATTCCATAAGTTATGTTTATAGAGCATTAAATCATTTGCAATAAACGGGCCAGCTAACGGCATTGATGTGAAGTTATCAATTCTTAAATCTTTGTCAGCCATAATAAGCGGAACATTTCCCTCATATTTCGCCATAATATTTGCCCATGTCAATCGATTCTTTTCATCTGTTAACACGACCATTGGCGTTTTTTGAGTTTTAATGTTTACATCACAAGTTCTCTCAATTTCATAAAATCGTTGAGCATATAATCTTATGGTGTATGCAGTAGGAAACCTGAAATAATTATTTCTAACAAACACGCTTTCATCATTCCAAACCATCTGATTAAATTGAATCGAATACGCATTGTAACGTTCAAAATCTCTGTAAATTGTTGGCCTTCCGGCGGGATTTACTTGAAGGTTAATAATATCTCCGGTTTCACCCTCTCGTTTTCTTTCTATAAATATCGCTTGTCCATACCAGAAAAGCGTTTCTTCTAAAAACCGTTCATTACAGCTTACAGGCAAGTTGTGCCATTCAAACATGGACATGGCCAGTAAGCTTAACCGCATAAAATAATCTTGATAGGTTGCCCTGTTAAAAGCTCCGGTCTCTGCAAATGGTAAATTACCAAATCCTAGAGAAGGATCAAATAATAGGGTTCCTTCGTTTGGGCCACCTTTAGGCATATAATTTTCTCCTTTCGTTTGGCGGTTCGTCGCCCTCAAATCGCGCTAAGCGCTCTTTGGCTCCTGTCGCGGACGATTGACGCTCAACATTAAAGATGTTGGTCAATCAGCCTAACACCCTGTATCTGGTGGTGGAAGTGGTAAGCACTTGCACGTATCTTCATTTACAGGCAAATAACCAGCCGGGTCAACGGCTTCACCATTCACTCTAATTTCTAAGTGAACGTGCCCGCCTTGTGTCTGTCCGGTTTCTCCAATATGGCCAATGATATTCCCTTCTTTAACAGCGGCTCCTACCGCCGGGGCTGTATCACTCCACGGCCTATGTGCGTACATATAAGAATACGTCCCCGTGTCAACGGTGATGGAATTACCCCAACCGCCGTTAGCTCCAGCCTGTGTGACAACACCATCTGCAATGGCCAAAAGTTCCGTTCCGTTAGGTGCTTGAATATCCCAACCATAATGCATTGTGTAAATTCCTGTTACAGGATTTATTCGACAGCCAAACAAATTTGTTGGGTCACATGAATCAAGCTTGTATTCTGGTAGTGGTAGTGGCCAGCTTGTTACCCCTCCACCGCCACCGCCTTTTCCTTTTTTAATTCCCAATAATAAACCAACTGAAAATCCTATATAATAATCTAAATCAAAAGTTTCTCCATTCATTAGTTCACCTTAAGCATATGCGTTATATGCGTCATGCGCATATTGCAGTCTTGCGGGCATATTGGGCTCTCCCGCTCTTAAATATGCCGCTTCAAAATCAATGGTCATTTGATCAATGTCTGTATATAACATCATATTATCAATTCCCCCATACGGCTCAAATCCCCATGCTTCGGTGGTGTGGGCTTCATTCCAGAAATAATTCATTTGAAAATCAAAATCAGACTTCGGAACGCCGGCGGCTTCTGCGGCGGCTTCAAAGGCAACACGTCTGTCGCCTGTCCATTGGAATATCCCATAACCGTAACCGGGTGATGGCCCTTCTTCTGCGGTTGGGTCACACTGTGATTCCTGCATAGCATTTCCAACAACACCAGCGGCGGCCTGGGTGGTGAAGCCTTTAGCGATTAACCAGTTCCATACTCGACCCCGGTTAGTATCGTCACCGCCTCCCCCGCCACCATCTTTACCTTTTTTAAAACCCATCAAAAATCCGTCTGAAAATCCTTTTAAAAATGATTGATTGAATTTCATTTAATAAGCTCCTACATTCCACGGGTCATGCCACATGGTTACACCATTATTAAACATTTGTTTAATCTGAACAAGGTCTTCCATTGGTATACCCCCGGTTACTATGCAGTCTGTTGTTTTTACAAAATTAAAACCTGATCTTCCTTTAAAGTTAGGAACTTTTACGCGATTAATCTGATAGCCATAACGGTTAAAAAAGTCTGACAAGATATTTGCCTGCGTATCATTAACTGTCCATTTCTCAATCCATACTCCGTCGTTATTGTCTTGAATTTCAAAAGAAGGATTTCCGGAACCTCCAACAATTGAAGGGGGTTGATTTCTAATATCTTGACGTTTTGCATTAATAGAATTTATTCTTTGGAAGCCAGAATTAACCATGTTAACAGGTGTTAATGCTAATGACAATGCATTACCGGAAGCAACCCCTGATACCCCTGAATTTAACCCGCTTCCAATAATGCTTAACCAACCGTTCATAGCAATTGAAGCGTCTTGATTAGCATTACCCATTAAGTATGAACCATATGCGTCATTCGAAACTGGCAACGAACTATTTGTGTTATTAACAATGCTTAAATCATCTGTATTTATTCCACCTTGATAGTTTGTTACCCAAAACCTTTGTTTAATCGGTGTTCCAAAACCAGCAAGTCTATTAACAGATGGAGATGGGCAGTATTCTGGCTTAATTGTTTGAGCATTACCTTTGTGGTCTGTTAATTTATAAAAAGTATAGGGAAAGTAGTTTAATTTTGGCTCTGAAAATGTGTCATTTGTAAATCCAGCACTTTGTGAAGTCCATTCAGGCAATCCTCCACCTATGATTAATTTACAACCCCATGCGTCTGTATTAATTTGAACATTAGGGTTATATGGCAATCTAAAAATCTGCATAATTGATTGTGTTAACCTAGCTGACCGTGTTTTTACTTTATCAACCACATCTTGATATTTTTGATAGGCCGCAATAAAAGGTTGACTACCTCCAGACACACCAAAAATTCCTGCTAATACCGTAGATACAACATCATTATTTACTATCCAGTCCGTTGGACTTCCTTCCGGCACTAAATTATTCCATGTTGGTTCCTGTGCTAAAATTTGTTTTTCTTCGTCAGTTGCTGGGTTTGATATAAAAGCATAAAATGCCTGAACTGCCGCTGTGCTATCTAATAAATAATAATGAACAACTTGAGGAATTCCACCAATTGGGTGAGGGCCAACTTTTTCAACATAACGATCTTGCATTATGTCTGGAACAGCTTCACGCATTGTTACAACAAACGTATCTGTTTGTTCTGCAAATAAATGCGATTGCTGTCTGCAAACATATTCATTCCCTAGGTCAAGTCCTTCTTCAACAGAAATTGTTTCATTCACATTTGTATGTTCTCGTTCAACATAACATTTACCAAAGTTAATATTAAACTGCCATGTCTGCCATGCGTCTGTTGTTATCACAATTCTTGAATTGTTTGGACTAATATATTCCATGCGGTCAATGAAAGCATAAAACCATTTACTGCCAAAGTTTGCGTTTTGATACATGACATAATTTACACCCCAAAGACTATCAACGCTAATGGGTAAATCAATGGTTCTATCTTTTCTTTGATAAGTGAGATTATTAAAAGTGTGAATTGCCTTTCCGGAAAAATAATCTCTTTGTTGCGTAGTGTTTGCAAAATCTAACTGATTTTCGTATGTATTATCAATAGGAACAGAGCAAAGTATTACTTGTGTCAGATTTTGAACATCAGCCATTTTATCTCCTTTCTTGTGCAGAAGCTTTCTAAGTCGCAAGCACATGTGCTTGCTTTATTAGAAACTTCTGATTTCCCGCATCGGCTTGACTGTTTGTCAAACCTGCTTACATCTGCCATAAAATACCTTCTTTCGGAAAAAGCCCTTCATTAATAGAAGGGCTTTTAAGTTTTATTTAATTAAATCATGCTCCCGCTGTGTTACCATTGACAGTTACGGTCGCAGTTCCAGATTTTGTGCTGTCTCCAACGGCCGTTGCTGTGACGGTTAAAGTTGCCGCAGTTTCTGCTGGGGATACCGATAGCGTACCCGCCCGATTAATAACGGTTCCTGCTACACCGCCTGTAACTGTCCAATTAACAGCTTCATCAAATACGCCCGTTCCGGCTACAGTTGCGTCAAATGTGAGTGAAGTTCCTTTATTAAGTGCCGCAGTTGTTGGAGATACGGTTACACCTGTGATGGTATTTGAAGGGGTGGTCCCATCAACAAAGGCAACGGCATTTGCAAGCAAGCTATAAGAATATACTTGCCATACATGGAAGTAGTAATTCCAATACATGCCTTCTGCGTTGTAGAATTCTCTTGTGGTTTTTAACTGATCCCAAACCTGTAAGAAGGATTCATCAACCAACATTGCCATAACATTTGTTGCGGCTCCAAAATCGTCAACTTCAATGACACGCCCCATGAACTCAATCTTATCAAGATTAAATGCATATGCCAAAGCTTCAACATTTAAGTTTGCATTAACATCTGCTCTTACAATGAGAATCTGTCGATCTTTAGGCGTCCATGTTTTGTAATCTAGTTTATTATACTTCGTTGATGGGAAAGTAAATGCAGAAGATGTCCCGATTAACTGAGCCGCCAGCTTCTTACCAGAAGTTTCATCAGTTACGGGAGTTCCTGTAATGGTCGTAACATCTGATTTTGCTACAGAACGACCTAAGGTCTGTTTCATGAGCATGAACTCGTCCATCTCAGCGCCGTTGTACATTGAGTTTACAATAGCCGCAATAAAACGGTCAAGAGAATCCCAGGATACAAACGCCTGTCTTAACTGTTCATCAGAAATAGTAACTTTGTAACGGTCTTTTCTGTTTACCCTATGATACAGCACTTTTACGTCCGGTTTTTCCTGCATTAACAGATTAATGCCAGTTGGGTCAAACGGTCTTGCTTCGGCTGGGTTAACGCCGATTTCCTGTAAATCTGCACCTAATGGAAGGTTTCCGGAAATTAAGCTTCTTAACTGATTTTCGTATAACATGTCCCGTACAAAGGTATATGCAATACGGTTAATGAGCACATCAAGGAATTCATTTTGAACTGCCTGATAATTGATAATGGGATTTCCTACGTCCTGAATGCTTGCTGATCTTCCTTCAATGTAAGGAACTGCGGCTTTATAGGCTTCAGAAGCACCATTGTAATCAGTACCATCTAAACCCTCTCTTACGGCGTTTACGGCCGCCACACCGTCAAATGTTTGTTTTGAACTTGCCATATATTTTCTCCTTTTCTTATTTACGTTTTCGGATTTCATCTAAAGACACCCTTCTGTCCTCAGGTTCATCTGAAAAATCACTGAAACGGTCACGATCATCACGCTCAGCCCGGTCATACTCACCATAATTTGTTCTGCCTACATTTTCATAAAGGCGGCGGTTCGCTTCGGATAACTCTCTCACCTTTTTTTCAAAGCGATCAGCCCGTTCCTTCTGCGCTTCACGATCATCATAAAGCGTTCTAAAATGTCTAGGTAAATCAAGAATAAGTTTTGAGAAACGATCATCATCATCTCTTGCGTCCTGTAATTCAGATACCAGATCAAAGTAAGTTCTGGGGTTCATATCTGCTACAGATTCATCAAATGAATCAATCTTTTCCCTGCCTCTCTTGATTTCTTCTCTTTCTTCACGTCGTTCTTCTCTTTCATCATCTCGACGTTCATCTTTTGTTTCAGCCATATTTCTTCCTTTCTTTTTCTTTTATTTCTAATAACCTTCTCCATTATATTGCACATGGGTAAAGGTTTCATAGACAATCGTTTTTAAACCTAATGATTCTGCCAGTCTTGCAATCCCTGTCGGTGACCAGCCAGAACAATAAATGTCTGCGGCCCTTCCTAAGCGGTGGTAGCTATCAACCGCAGAACCGGATAAGCTATCATTAAATGTTTGGCAACGCACCCCGGAGGTAATTACGATTGCCTGATCAACTTTTTGTCTTAATTCTTCCAGTAGCCCAATGAAGGTAATGTTCATAATTTCAGGCCAGCCGTTGCACCCTTCATCGTGAATGGTTCCTTCAACATTTGTTTCGCATGCAAATTCTGACATGTGAAAATGTTCTGTCGCCTGCACCGTCCAAAGTAAATCCTGAGCCACGTGCTGGGTATCAAAGCCCCAAACACCATCAGGTTCAAGACCGTTGTCCTGCTGTAAGTCTTTAATATCTTCACGAGATAAAGAAGCACTCCCCTTATCCCCTAAGACACCATCAATGCCATAAACATCATAATTTTTATTGTATCCTAACCAGTGCAATGCTTGTTGGATACTAATGTCTGAGTATAATTCAATCATGATTTATCACCTTCTAATACTTCTATATATTTGTCCATATAATCAATACACCTTCTTAAATTGTTTATTGCTAACGTTAGTGTTTTATCTTTCTTAAGCTTTCTAAGATGGTATTCTTCATTTATTAAGTTACGATACATCATATTAGCTAGGTCAATATCTGTCCACAATTATTTCTCCTTTCCAAACTGATCAATTAGCTTTTTAACCAATTCATAACACCCTGTAGCCGCAAGTCCTGAAACAAGCCCCGTTGCTAACACTTCAGGGGTAAAAGCCGAAACTGCCCAACAGGCAATAAATACACCTAACACTCCTGAAAATAAAGGAATGAAATTATTTAAACTATCCGGTAAGAAGTTTTTAATGATATAACCTACAGCGGCGCAGATGATTACAATAACAATGCTGAGGTATTGTGTTAAAAAATCCATTTCACTTCACCTCCTTTCTTGAATCCATATAATCTTCAAATTTAATAATCTTTTCTCCTTGATGATCTAGGATTTCATCATGTTTTTCAAGCCATTCAAAAATCCTGCGGTGGCTTTCAGAATTATTGCGACTATTTCTATCCATGTCAATTTGAATTTTAGAAATTAAATCTTGTAGACTTTTTAAGGTTTCCTGTAATTGTGTTGTGGTTTTGGTATAGCTGTAAGCGGCTCGCCAAAGCGTTACACCTAATCCAACTAACGTTACAATCACAAGAACGACGTTCCATTCACTCATACCATTTTCCTTCCTATTTATATGTTATTTTAAGAATATAACAAATAAAAAGAAATGTCAAGATAAAATTAAAATTTATCCAATATCCTTAAGCCAAAAGATTCCTTCCATGATTCTCTTAATCGCTTCATCTTTCTTTGGACCATCAGGTGTAAATTTTTGAATGTCTGCGATTGCTTCTGTAAGTGTTTTGATTATACATTTATTAAACTCGTTCATAGCCTATACATTTGCCTTTGTATTTCTTGTAATGCTTGTAAGCATTGTCACGGCTTGCTGAATCATTTGAACGGCTTGTTTTTCCTGATCAGAATTTCCAAAGAAATAATTAATATCGTAAATGGATAAATTTAAATCTTTGATAATGGCACTTTGGTTTGTGTTCATTTTGAACAATCCTTTCTAATCTTTTTTATTTCTTCATTGTTTAATTTAATAACTTTAATCAAATTTGTCATTGCTTTTTGTTGAGATTCATAAAGCGACAAAATTTTTTCAAGCTTATCATTTAGCCTGTTATAGTCATCAACTAAAAACAATATTAAATGGTCTCCGTCGAGAAGTGTTATTTGCTCGTCTGTATCTTCGTCAAACAAATAAGTCCTTTGATTAATTCTTAATAGTTTTTTCATCAGTACTTATCATACGTGCCAAAGTGTCTGGTAGTAATCCATGTAATTGGCTGAACACCTAATAAAATTTCAAGGATTAACAGGGTATTCACTTTTGCGCCACAACATGTAATCCAGTAACCGTAAGTATCATCAGTGACAAGCACAAAGGTTTCGCAACCAATTTGAAACTTGTCTCCAACGATACGGTTATTATCGTCCATAAACTGTTTTAGATAATTCTTCATTTCTCCTCCTATGTTAACATTTTAATCATTTCATATGTGGCGGATTTGATGGCCATGCTTTCAAATCTTACCACTCCTAAGCGGTACATTTCAATAAAGCGTTTGATGGCTGGAGATTTTCCAATTGCAGATATTAGTAAAGTGTTTGGTGAGTGATCATCAAGAGTTAAGGCATATTCTCGTTTGCAATAAGGGTCAACGTCCATTGAAACAGTCATGGTTCCTTCTTTAAAATCTTGCCATATGCCATAAGTTTTTCCTCTGAAAATAATTTTCATATAGAAATTTGCGGTTCCTTTTTTCTTCTCAATAAAAGTATCATTATCTAAATAAAAGTCATTATCAATGGAATATGCCGCATACCTTGTACCCTCAATCGCTCTCGCCATTCTTGTTTTCTTTTTAAAGGTTTTAAACTCCTCACCGTCGACAAGTTGAGCCAGTACAAGACCATTATTTCTTTTTACAAGCTTTGTATCTTCTGGAAAGCTAATGTCCCAAAATTTGAAATAAGGGTTGTTCATTGTAACACTATTTGCAAGTAAAAATGCTTTAACATTATCTCTTGATCTAAAAATAGTTTCGCAAAGACCGATGAATACTTCTGGCTCATTGTCTCCTTGTATGTAATGAATTGCACCTTTTTCAAGAATAAACTCGTCAAAAATAATCTTGTCAACCAGCGGGAACGGCGTTGATTTTAATGACTGTGCTTTTGATAAGGGCACGGCATAACCTGCAAGTTCATCATTGATGTAAAATTCATTGCCTTTTACAATTAATTCATCATCAGGAAATTTTTCTTCTTCTATGATGTCATCAAAGAATTGATGAATTTTCTTTAAATCCGTTGAGTACCTTCTTACATACATAAATTGATTCCCACGCTTGATAAAATCTTTGATTGCCCATTCTTTCGCCCAAAACGATTTTCCGTAACCGCGCGGGCCGATAATCATATTAAAGACTGCGTTGTGTGTAATGGTAGAGTAACCATTATAAAACATTTGCGTCATGCGTGAAGGTCTTTATTATCCATGATATAAACATCTGCGTTCATATCTTTGTCATAATAATCAGGTTCCATTTTTACCTGTGATTCTTCTAGCCGTTTTTCTTTATCTTCTTTAATATAATTATCAAGTTCTTTATCTTCCGGATTTTCCATCATGCGTTTTTTAAAATCTTCTGTCAAATCCCGATTGTTTGATTGTGACGATACGCCGTTTACATAGCTGATTTCATAGAAGTAAGGCATGATCCCATAATTCGTATCGCAATGAATACCGCAATTTTTTAAAATTTCTTCCGCTTCTGAAATGATGTTTTCAATCTCTGCGGCCATTTGATTGTTAATTGCTGTGATTAAATCCATTTTAATTTACCTCCTTTAAGTTATAAAGAAAGAGGATTAAAAGCCATTAGTCGCAAGAAACCACTCCATTAACAACAGGGCCGGCTCTTCACCGCTGGTCTCCCTGTGTTGTACGCTAATTAAGGTCTTTTATCCTCTTATTTATATTATAACATATGCTTATTATAATGTCAATAACCGACCAAAATTATTGATATAACTTTTAGTTATAGTAAGGTACCTTACCATAACTTAAGGTTATGTTAACCTTTCATTGTAAATCCTAAATCCTTAAGAACAATGCCACCTTTTACGTGTCGCATAATTAACTTATTATCAAAGTGTTCACCTATTTTAAAATTGTCCCATGTAACTTGCTTGTAACAAGATTTTGGCATACCTGCACAGGTTATTTTATCTCGAACAAGCGTACCATTGTACCAGTAAGCCCTGAACTGTTCATCAATTTCTTTTAGGTCTAGTTCAGTTAGAGCTTTCTTTAATTCTTTAAATCCTACTGCGTAAGTCTCTAAGTACCTTTTTTGACAAATGTATTTACCTCTTATAAACGTCAATTCATGGTCCCATGCCCCCAATTTTGTTTTATCAATTTCAAGGCAATCTGGTATTTCTGTTCCGATTAAGTGAAGTGAATCCGTATCGGCATAAATGAAGCGGTCATAAACTTTTTGTGCACTTCGTATTGTTTTGTTTCTTGCATAAGAAGTAATAAATGTGCCGATTGGCAAGTAAACAGGCTTTCTTTGTTCTTTCTCACCAAACTTATACCTTACTCTGTCTTGTTCCTCATCAAAGAATGGTATTTTAGAGCGAACTTCTGGATTCAATGCAAATTTACCGTAAAGCGCATTTAACATTAATTTCGCTAATGTGTACATTGCAGAATTTCCGTTTTCTTTACTTTCGATCTTTGTTTGGCTCCATTTGTCGATATACCCTTTAAAGAATCCTGTCTTGCTTTTAAATTTCCAACCATCAATAAAATTTAAATTATACACATTGTAATGATCTAAAAACAAAGATAAATCAATATTCGTCATGGATAAAAATACTTCTTCACCGTTTGATGAAGTTAAATATTCATTCTCCTTAAATGCGTATGGAGCACCTTTTATTTGTAGCGTTGGAATGTGTTTTTCTTTTAGTTCAAATGTACATGAAAAATTTTGGATATAAAGGTCATACATATCGTCTTTAACATACTGTCCAAAGAAATATTTGCCCTCACCGTATGGCATTTTGTCGTAATACATTACAGACGGATATAAAGAATTTACATCAAGAACAATTCCTTCTCCAACTTCCTTATTGCGAAAATCGAGGACTTAAATAAGTGAAACCTCCTTTGTAAGACCCCCTAATGTCTTTATCATAGTCTAGTATAGGGAATACACGCTCAAAGTTTTTCTTTCCGAAAATGGATTTAAAATCGTGTAGTGCGTTTGAGCCTTGTGTCATTTTGTTTAAATCTTCATCAAACAATGTCTTCAAAGCTCTTGCAACAATTTCAACGTCATTTCTTAAATAGTCTATTTCATCTTGTGTTGGTTCATAACCTACAGGTCTTTCCTTTGTGTAGTCAATTTCTCCTTTTTTAATGGGTAAATTAAAAGCTTCAGCGATTTGCTTTACTGAGAAATTTAATATTTTCAAAGAATCATAAATGGTTACCATCTTTTTTCTTTTCCCTTTTACTTCAAAATAAATGTTGATGGAATAAAAAGGCCCCTTGTCAGAAATTAACGTTGTAAAAGTTTTACTTGCCGCTTCTCTCCGATCTAAAATGTGTGTGTAACCATTTCTAAATAACCAGTCAATGATGAACTCTCCATCAAACTTTAAGTTATGAAAATAAAGTGTGTGATTTTCCGGTTCGAGAATTAACCACTCCATTAATTCTCCGATTGTCTTTAACCAGAAAAAGTTTTTTACATTGCCTATTTCACATAAGCCAACAACCCATGCACGACAATCAAGTTCATTAGTTGTTGTCTCTAAGTCTGCTGTAAATTTCATTAAACCACCTTTATCTATTTATCAAGGTGCCAAAGCTCTTTTAATCGAAAATGCTGTCTGCATTTTCTGCTTACCATTCGTTAGCAGATTCAATATATTTTGGCCAAACACCATTTAAAAAGCTGAATTTTGTATCTTCGTCATGTGGGTCATATATGTAATCAATGTGTAAATCGGAGTCTGAAAGACCAGCGTCGTAAATAAGCTCTGCGTCTGTATCTTCCAGTATTCTTATTAAGTCTGCCGCCCTACCTCCGAACGCTCGATCAAGTGCGTCAATATAATTTTTCTTGTAATCTTCTTTTCTTGCGTCAAAATAATCCGGTCTTGCTTGTTTCTCTAGCACCTCTCTGAACATTTCAAATTCACGTCCAGGAGATACTTTATTTAAATCAACTTTTTTTGGTTGAAGTTCTCTTTCCTGTTGCGTGAAACGTCTAGGGCCTCTTGTTAGTCCTGTAGGCTGTCCTTGATCATAAAGCGGAACGGATTCAACCCGTTCCAGCTCTCTCCTTCTGGCATTGCTTACGGTTCTTGCCATAATGTCAAGTTCTTTCTTTTCCCACTCTGTTATTTTAACGCCTTGCTTAAACTCTTTTATACTTTCTGCACCTTTTCTAAGAAAGCGCTTGTATTTATTTACCTCTCGATTATAGTCTTGCCTTGTACGTATATTTTCTTTAAATTCAGCTTTTGTTAGCCGCTTTGGTAGGGCTTCTGATAAGTCTGGATTTTCTTTAACAAGTCGCCCCACCTTTGCATTAAATTGCCTTACTAAATTTGTAAGGTTACTTTCATCAATTTGTCTCCATTTAATTTTACTTCGTTTTGGCATAAATCCTCACCGTTTAGTTGTATTAAAAACCCTCTTTTTTCAATTCTCTTATAAAGAACTAAATCACATAGAATGATGTTTTCAAAAATAATGTTAAAACGGTTTGAGAGTGAGCCATTAATTTGATCTCTGTTATGCTCCTGTCTCTCGATAAATTTATTTCGATATAATTCACTCGAAAAACAGTACACAACTGTTTGACCATTTGGGTATACCTGAGAGTATACCCACGGGGTCAAATGTAAATTCATTTCAATACCGTTTTTCGTCATAGGCTTACACCTTTGCGACAAGTTTTAGCATTGTCCAACCTTTTTCATTAACCTTTTTGTTTTTCACTTCAAAGGTAACAGGCTGTTCCCAATCTTTGGGCTCGCCCAACATGTTAAAGATACGGGTTAAATCATTGTACACGCCAATGGATACACATCTGTAAGCTTTTGCGTCCGGTGTAATTAATACAATGGCCGGGCCACGTGTGATTTCTCCTGTTTTTTCATCGGTCATTTCAATTACCTGCATGTAAATATCTTTGACGGTGATTTCTTTTCCGATCATGTCGTTCAGTGGTTCTGGGTCTGAAATAGCATTAAATAATGCTAACTTTTCTGTCTGAGATTCTGCCTGTACAGAACAGTACTCAACTGAACCACTATTTCTTAAATCAGAAATAAAATCTTTATCCTCACCTTTAAATGCCATTAAATCTTTTACTTCATTTTCTGATAATACAACGTCTGCCTGTAATGCTTTTTCTTCACTCATTTTTATTCTCCTTTAATCTTTATTCTTCATCTTTGTTTGCTGGTTCAACAATGCTTGCTAATTCAATAAAAGTATCAACGGGCATTGCATAAGTCGCTTCGGATACTTCTTTTTCTTTGATTAAAATATTTGCTTCAGGATATAATTTCTTTGCTTCTTTTAAAATTTTATCATCTTCAACTTCTCCTAATAAATCAATTGAAGGCATATCATAGGCCTCTAACTGGTCGCCCTCAAATCTTACATCTGCTAAAAATACGTGCGTGGTTTTAATTGTTCTTGTAATGTTTTTGGTCATTTTAATTTTCTCCTTTAATTTGTTTTTGCTGATTGGTCAAAATCTTTGATTTTGGGAACCTATCGTATACATGTTTTGTCTGAAACTTGTTTCAGTTACAAAACTTCTGTTAAAATTGAGAGTAACAGGTAAATAAAATACGAAAAGGTGGCTTTTCACTTCCTTTCAATTATAAATTTGGTGGGTATATAAGAAATGCCTGTTACCCTCTTTTGTTGATAGAAGCGTTATACCTAAAACAAAGTTTTGGACAACGCATATGGACGCTTGACACTCAGAATTAAAAATTCTGGTCAAGCAGTCAGTGTTTTGTGAATGAATCATGGCCGGAATTTACAAACCGTAAAAATTTTCAAGGAGTTATTCACCTTCTTTCATTAATATATTTTATTGTCCAGCCATTAGACAAAATCACATTGGCGCATTAAGTGTTTGCTCATAACATTTTTAAATTTACGCCGACACGCCCTTGGGCGTGTTTCGTATTAATTTTCAAATACTCGTCAGGGCGGTTAGATTAATATCACGCATTTTTGCCCGTTCTCTAGTTCACAGTGCCCAATTGCGTCTATATCATAAATATCTTTGCCATTTATTGAATAAATTACTTCCATATCTTCATCATAATTTTCAAGTTCTTCTTTTAATTCTTTTACAGTCATTATCCAAACCTTTCTTCACATGTTGTTCTAAATACACTGTCTCCTGAATAATGAATTTCAAGGTCTGTTGAATAGTAACCATTTTGATCTGAGTAGCATGGAATAAAATACATGTGAGAAACATATTTATAATTTCCAAACCTGAAGCCTTGATCTTTCGCCATTTCAAATACTAAAGGCTCAGTAAATTCATAATCAAAAGCTGATTCTTCAATCTGTCTAAAATCAGCGTAATTATCTTCGCAACAATCATGCAAATGGCTATAAGTAATTCTATTTCCATTTGTAAATTCGATATATTCGTCTGTTACCGCTTTAATTTTCATTGTTTTTCTCCGATTCTTCAAAAGCACTTGTGAAGCAATAAGCGACAAATGCGATTCCCATTCCGATAATGATTCCTTCAATTAATGCCATTTTTATTTTCCTTTCGTTTGAAACCTAAGTGCTTTATAGGCTAACCTATTCTTTTCCTTTAAATAGACAATTTCGTCTTTAAGTTCATTGATTTCATTCACTAAAGTTTGATTTTGCTTTATTAATTGGTTGGCGATTTCCTTGTTTTTATCCCTCTCTTGTTTTAATTTAAGATAAGTTTTTGTATTCGAATCGTTTGAACTTAAATTGAGATTGTTAAGTTCTTCGAGATATTTAACAATTAATAAATTTGCTTCCCATGTGTCACAACCTACTATATCATTTAATAAACCTTTTGTCAAGTTTATGACTGCATTTTTATCTTGTAGTAAATGCTTGCGATCTTCTTTTAAGTTTTCTACCTTTTGTCCTAAATTCTCGAGCTTATCGGTGTAATAACGCTCTTTATTGGAAAGTTCGAGGGTTTTAAGGTTTAGTTCACTTCTTAACCATGAGATTTTTTCTTTAAGTTGTTCTTCTGTTGAATGATTTTCGAATACTCTTACACCTGTAAAATGCTTTAAATCTTTGTTTGTTCCTGAAAATGAATTTAAAAATTCAAGTATTTCTTTTTCTGTAAACATATTTTACCTCTCTAACAATTTAATATATTCTTGTTTTAATTCTTTTTCGATTTCATCATAAGTTAACGGCATTTTATTAATTGTGAACTGGTTTAATCCTATATTTAATTCAAATTTAATGTCAAGTTGTTTGTGAAAAATAATGAATCTCGCTGTCCGCTCTTTTTCTAACATATGGGGCTCAATATTAATATTGTAATTTAACTCTAATAAATCAGTAATTGCTTTTATTAAAATAGCATTTTCATCAAAATTAGTCATCATATTCTCCTATCATATCCATAATCGTTATTAATTTTTCGTTAATATTGTTTACTAATTCTTTCATTTCTACATTTATGTCTTTTGCAATGTTTGGCGCTTTGATTAATTTTTCTTTCTCTTTAATTTCTTCTTTTAGTTCTTTAATTTCTTCGTTGTATAGATTGCTGATATTCTGAATTTCTCTGAAAAATCTTTCTTTTTCTTTGGTTTGGTATGCAATTTCTTCTTTAAAAACAAGGGTCTCCCGATTATAATTTTCTGTTTTGCTTTTTAGGTCGTTTTGTAATTCTTGAATTTGTATTTTTAATTTTCTGTTTTCTGCTGTTAATTTGTCAATGATATCTCTTTCTTTATCTGCTGTAAAAATCATTTTTAATCCTTTCTCAATTAATGATTCAGTGTATTCACAATGTTAGAATGATGCCTTGACGTACTCAGAACCTGATATTTCGCTTAATCTATCCATTAAAATTTTTATGGTTGATTTATTAATTTCTCTTACTTCTTTTAATGTATTATTTTCTTCTTTTAAATCCTTGTTTTCTTTGTTAAGTCTGTTTAATTCCTTGCGCTGTTTGTGTATTTTATTTTCTAACATGTGGTTACTGCGTTTTAAATTTCCGATTTCTTTTTCTTTTGCGGTGATTAAGTTTCTATAAAAACTAGAGACATCTTCAAACATTTGTCTTTCTCTTGAGGGCGCAATAAATCTTTGTTCCATTAATAGTTGCTCCTTATTTGTGATTTTTTCTTCATCGCATTCTCTTATTAAGTATGCTAAGCAATTTCTTTTTGCTTTAAAAGTATTTGTTCGATTTGGTCAAGTAATCCCTCATAATAAATTTATCCTCCATCTTCTACCACTCCCAAACTAAACTAATTTCGATGATTTCTTCTTTATCTCTGTCTATGATAAAACGAAAGCCCTGTGTTTCAAGCCCTTGCGTGACTTCTAATACAATAACGGAATATCTTAAACTAAGATAGTTCAGATTGCTTTGTGCTTCCTTAACATGTTTAAACCCTGTTAAACAATCATCAATTGTGGCCATAATGCCCTTTAAAAAATATAGGTCGTTCAGGTGTCTTTGATTTAATACGGCTAATAGGCTTGTCCATTTCATTTTAATTTATTCCCCTTTATTGTTTATCATTGCGTCAAGTCCATTCTGCATGAATAGAACTTTCATCAATGTATTACTCATTTCTTGTGTATCATTAAACCAGTCTTTGCTTTCTGGTTCTCTATCA